GCTTGGGAATCAAACAATTGGATTGAAGTCTGTCGTCTGAACGACTTCACCACAACACAAGACATAAGCGGCACGAACTACTTTGTTCCTTCTGCTGATGCGTCTGAAATCTTAGGAATCTGGAATATGAATCCACAGGATACATCCAGAGCAGTCCAGATAGATTATCAGATTTACAATACTGGTTCTGAAATCAGAATCATCCTGCCTAGCATACTTGCTACAGGTACTTATCAATACAGGCTTAAATGCCCTTCACTTACTGGCGACCCTTATGTCGCTACAATCCCGTATTATCAAGGTAGTCAAATATACTTTGATTCTGGCTCTGGAACAGGCTCAAAAACCCCTGTTGCTGGAAAACCTCATAACGGCAATTTCTATATCTGCTTAGCCTCATCAACTACGGCTGGTCAGAACCCAAATACACATCCCACTCTCTGGGAGAAAATTGAAATACCATACATCTTTGGCTCATTCCTTGCTTGGGGTTCTGCGGCTAACTGGTATGTCTCTGAAACTATGATTAATGAGGCTACAGTAATCGAAGGCAAGGCAACGCAGGTTCTTGAGCAAGAATATGACAAGTTCCTTCGTCAACAAGGTCAGTTTGGTAAAATCAATATGAGAAACACTTACTAATTTATGTCAATAATTCAAACATCCTCTCCGTTCCTCAAGTCGTTCACACATTCGACTACAAACATCGGAACATCTATTACTACTCTTCTGGCGGCGGCGGCTCCTCACGAAAAGCGTATTAGCACTATTATTCAGAATCAATCTTCTACGGCTACTATTACTGTCATTCTTTCCGCTACTGATACGACAGGTATCATCCTTCAGCCAGCCACATTCTTCAATATCGACAACTATAATGGCACAATCCGTGTCGTGGCTTCCGCTGTGACAACTCCTGTGCATCTTGCGTACTCAATGGTGTAATGCGACATTTTGATTTCTATTACAACACTTCTAACGCACCTATATGTCTGTCAGTCTCAGCCCTAATCTTCCCGCAAATGTAGTCGAAATTGGCAATGAGATTTCTCAAGCCAAGATAGACGAAATAAACGCTGGAACGCTTGCCCTGCAAACTTGGGTTTCTGCGTCATATTTGACTACTGCATCAGCAAGTAGCACTTATGCTCCAAAGGCTAGCCCAACATTCACAGGAACTGTTACAATTCCAGCAGGTGCTAGCATTAGCGGTTATCTTACTACCGCTACGGCTTCCAGCACTTACCAGACTCAGGCTGGTATGAGTTCCTATTTGACGACTGCAACGGCATCAAGCACATATCAGACGCAAGCAGGAATGTCTTCGTATTTGACTGCTTCTACTGCCGCAAGCACTTATCAGCCGATTGGTTCTTATCTTACTGATGCTCCATCAAACGGCAACGAATATGTCCGCAAAAATGGTGCTTGGGCTATTGCAACAGGTGGTAGTGGTGGTGTTGCTTGGGGTGCTATAACAGGAACTGTTACAGACCAAACAGACCTTACTTCATATATTTCTGGTCTTGGATATATTACATCTGCTGGTCTTTCTGTTACAAATATTGACCTTACTGGTAACTTCAATGGTTACTCAATGGGGTCTGGATACTACACATTTAAGTTTGACTCAACCGCCAACACCCTGCGAATGCAGGATGGTGCTGGTAGCGGAATTACCATCTCTCCTACTGGAATCACATTCCCGAACTCAAGCGTCTTAACCAGTTCACCTTCAAAGTCAGTAAATGCAATTACTGGTGCGTACACATTGGCGTTGTCCGATGCCAATAACATCATCTACGCTGACTCAAGTGCTGGTGGAGGTATGTCTTATTACCTCACAGTCCCAGACGATGGAACAACAAACTTCCCTGTTGGAACTGTAATTTCTCTTGTAGCAAATGCTGGTTCTGGTGCTACTATTGATATAACAACAACATTAATGGGAACTCCGACCATTTACGGAACAACTTCATTCGCTGGTGGACAAGTTCATCAAGCGTTCTTAACTAAGGTTGCTGCCGACACTTGGATTATTAAATAATATGTTTGAATTCCTTCTATATCTAATTGCTGGCTCCATCCTCTTCGTTGCAGGCTTCTACGCTGGCGTGAAAAATGCCGAATCCAAGAAGGTTGTCTGGGGCAAGGAAGTCCTACGCAAACTTAAATCTAAGGATTAATGGCTGAACAAGGAACATATCTTCGTGATGGCGACAAGGGATTCATTGGCTTAAATAGTCGTGATAATCCGTCCTCGTTGCCAGAAGGATATGTTTCTGAGTCAATTAACTACCGCTTAGATAGAGGCGTTGCCACCCCTAGACGGGGGCTTCAGCGTAAAACCATTGGTGGCATCGTTGGGCAAGATATCTACGGAACCTGCACCTATATTGACGCTAACGGGCAAGAAATCATAGTTCTAATTACTACAGATAAACTGTGGTATTATAACCCTCAGACAGAGGTGTTGTCTCTGCCAATTTCATTTCCTGTTGGAGAAACTGTCACTACCAGCGATGGTTGTGATGTTATCCAAGCGGTTGACAAGGTATTTATAACCAGAGGATACAATAAGCGTCCTCTGATGTGGGATATGGGGACAACAATAATTGCCCTTCCTACATCTCCAGCGTCTGGGCATCAGTTTCCTAATTGCTCCCAGTTGCTCTATTATGGCAATAGACTTATTGCACAGGGCAAGTTCCACAACGACCCTGTTGCGGCAAGAAACAGAGATACAGTCTGCGTAAGCAATTACCTTGATTATATTCATTGGGACTTGCTTGATGCGTTTACCTTTAACAATGGGGGTAACGATGAGGTGGTTGCTATTGCTCCTTGGACGCTAAACGAGTTCACAGTCTTTATGCGTCACAGCGTGTTCTATGTGAACACAGGTGTTGGTCGCTATGTCACGGGTGATGCCCTGTCTACCGACTGCTTCATCAAGACGCTGGTTACTGATGTAGGGTGTTTAGCCAAGCGTAGCGTGGTGCAAGCCAATGGAGGCATAATCTTCTTGTCTGATAACGGGGTGTACGCAATGAATCCAACGCAGGTCGGCTCTAACGAAGCGATGCGTTTGCTGACCAATGCCCAACCTATCTCAGCCCCAATTAATGATGTCATTAAGCGAATCAATAGAACTTACGCTTATCGTTCTGTGGCTGTTTACTGGGATAATCGTTATTACCTTGCTGTCCCTCTTGATAACTCTGACAAGAACAATGCCGTTCTTATTTACAACTTCATCCTTAATGCTTGGGAGTCTATTGACACTTACCCTGCTGGGATAGATATATTTAACTTCATCATAGCAAAGAAGGACAATATCAGACGACTGTTCATCGTTGATTCAAACGAGGGTATATTCTTAACTGAGGAGTTAGACTACGATGAATATGGTTCACAGCAAGGTAAGCCTAAGTTAGACGACCCTGCATTTAAACTTGATACAGAAGGGGCTAGGCTTCAAGCATTAGCATTTACGCCTGTGGTTATTGACTCGTCACTAAAGACAAGAAGATATACATTCGGCTCATATAACGACAAGCGATTCAGTTCAGCCGAAATAGACTTTGATTTCCAGATTGGCTCAGAAGTTGCCACTTATGTTGATGTCTCAAACGAGGATTCCTATGCCTTGATTGACGACTATACCTCTCCGTCAGATAATGACGAAACCAGAAGAACCCCAATCAGAAAATTTGGGACTGGACTCCGTTTTCAGTTCATAGGAAACTTCCGACCTTTCATTCGCTCTGTCTATGCCTACGCTAGCCAAAAGAGCAAAAACTTAATCTCAAAGAAATAATATGCCGCAAATTAACAATGGTAAAAGCCCTCCGTGGGTTTCTGGTGAAATCGTCACAGCCGCTGGTCTGAACGGAATGATTGACTCAGCAACGATTACGCCATCCGTAATCACAGACCAAACTAATTTTTCAACTCTTACTGGTGATGAACATTCATTAATTGTTGACCCTGTTTCTGGACTATTAAAGAAAACGCAAGTTAAAAATTTCCTTAATCACGGAAGTCCTGTTGTTACAAACAGTATAACAAATGTTGTATCTGGTGATAATATTGTTATTGAATCAAATGGAAGTAGCGGTGATATTCAATTGATTGCTGGCTCTGGTGGATACCTTGGAACTATTTCTGCAACAGCAACTACAATTAATATAAATGCGGTTAACGGAACTAGTGGAACAGTCTCTCTTACTGCTGGTGATACTATTTCTTTAAGCACTACAAGTAACGGTAAAGTAGAAATTGGCCCAAATGTAGAATTTGTTTCAACTTCAGCAGTTAAACTTCCTGTCGGCACAACAGCCCAGCGACCTGCTACGCCCGTTGCTGGAGATACAAGATTTAACTCAACATTAGGAACTACAGAAACCTATAATGGTTCTGATTGGTCGTCAACGGCTCTTAAAGTTGCTATTCTTACAAGAGAAGAACCTTCTACTGCTGGTTATTCATATACATATCCACCAACACCAAGCGTTTGGATGGATAATAACTTCAATACGATTTCAGAAACTATTCCTTTTGTTGTTAATGCGGCATCTTTTACTGGAGTTGCTGGTTCTGCTGGAACTGCTACTATTACCCTTCCAGCAGGAACTTATATTATTGAGGGACAGGCTTCAATACAATCTGGAGGTGGGTCTGGTTCAGTTGTAGTTAAGGCAATTAATACATCTACATCAGCAACAATAAAAAAAGGTTTTGTTAGTTATTGTGCTAGTTTTTCTCACGGAACTTCTATTGTTCAAGGAGTAGTTACTTTTGCTTCTCAAACCAGCATTAAGTTTCAAACAATGATTAATGTCGCTAGTGCTTCTTCAAATGTTGGAAATAATGATGGAACATCAGAACAGGTGTTCTTCGCCAAAATCACCAAACTTTCTTGATATTCGATAAACACATTGCATTTATACTTGCTCGCAGAAATGCTGGCAAGCGTGAGTGCTTTGGGTTTGATGAAATAGAATTAAGAACTTATCTTAAATGGTCTGCTTACTTCGGATATCTATTTGAGGTTTGGGAAAACAAGAATCTTGTAGGACTAGGAATAGCATATCCTGTAAAGAATAATACACCAACCGAAGATGACTTATGCAAATTCTCTGAAG